GTCCACACCAGTAACTGAAGTATAACCTTTAAATAGGGCAGCAGCTTCGCCTGTGCTTTCCACAGTCAGCCCATCGCTGGTCAAAGTACCCGTGATGTCCAGATTGCCAGTGCCTGTAATGTTTGACCCGTTTAAGTCTAAGTTACCACCTAGCTGTGGCGTTGTGTCTTCTACTACATTAGCAATAAATGAACCAGCAGTAAATGTACCTTGTTCCCAAGCACTGCCATTCCACACATAAAGTTCATTACTTGTAGTGTTCCAATACAAAGCACCAGTTACAAGTGCATCACCGTCATTGTCTGTACTTGGTGCTGAACTCTTAGCACCTAAGTAACGATCATCAAAGTCATCATAAGAAGCTGCAGCAGCAGTAGCACTAGTAGCTGCATTTGTTTCACTTGTAGCAGCATTAGTCTCAGATGTAGCAGCAGCAGCGGCACTAGCGGCAGCAGCAGTAGCCGAACCCAAGATGCCATCCACGTATGTCTTAGTAGTTAGATCAGCATTATCTGTTGGGGTATAAGTCGTAGTGATCTTGTTAGCACCCATGTCGATAGCACCTGTCATAGTGCCACCTGATAGGTTTAACTTAGTTGCATCTGCTGTATCTACATACGTTTTAGTTGCTGCATCCTGTGCTGCTGTAGGGTCACCCAATCCTGTGATCTTCGATGTACCCATAGCAATAGCACCCGACATAGTACCACCAGTCAGGTCTAGCTTTAGTGCGTCTTGTGTATCTACATAGCCTTTGCGTGTCAGTGTGTCATTCGTTGCAGGTGTAGCAGTAGATGTAACTGCATTAGCACCCATCGTAATGTCACCTGTCATTGTACCACCAGCTAGTGGTAGCTTAGTAGCAATGCTTGTAGTGATTGTAGTAGCAAAGTCTGGGTCATCACCTAAAGCTGCAGCTAGTTCGTTTAACGTGTCTAGTGTACCTGGGGCAGAATCAACAAGTGCAGCTACCTCTGTGTCTACATACCCTTTAGTTGCTGCATCAGATGTAGCACTTGGTGTGCCTAACCCTGTAACAGTATTGCCACCCATAGTGATGTCACCAGACATGGTTCCACCAGATAGGTTGAGCTTCAGTGCATCGTTAGTGTCTACATAGTTCTTTGTTGCAGCTTGTTGTGCAGTAGTAGGATCACTAACGTTCAACAGTGCTGTGCTTGTAAAGTCTACAGTGCCGTTCACTACCAAGTCATTTAAGGTAGTTGTACCTGTAGAAGCTGTAACGTTACCTGTCACGTCCCCTGTTAGATCACCAGTGACATCACCTGTTACGTTACCCGTTACGTTGCCTGTAACATTACCTGTAAGCGCACCTGTAAAGCCTGTGTTAGCTGTAATAGTTGTACCTGTTATAGCCTGTGCACTTGATCCACCAATAACAGAACCGTCAATAGTACCTCCATTAATATCAGCACTTGCCAGTGTAGCTTGTCCAGATGTCGATACAGTTGTAAAAGAACCAGCAGCAGCAGTAGAAGCACCAATAATAGTACCATCAATGGCACCCCCATTAATGTCTACTGTGGCATGGGTAGAGTTACCTGTAGTAGTTAAGCTACCTGCAGAAATAGCACCTGTAAAAGTAGACGTACCTGTTACAGCAAATGTACCACCTACAGATGCATTACCTGTAGTGTCCATCGTAGTAAAGTCTGCAGCAGCAGGAGTTGTTCCACCAATAACCGTACCATCAATAGTACCGCCTGTAATAACTACAGAGTCGATGTAACCAATACCATCAATATATAAATCTTTAAATTCAGCACCTGTAGCACCAAGGTCAACGTCATCATCCGTTACAGGAACAATAGCACCATCTTGAATACGAACTTGCTCTACTGCAGCACCACCTACCTCAATGTAAAAACTTACACGGTTATTTGCTGGATCAACTACAACTTTGTTAAAGTTATCTGTATCAGAGATAAATGGAACGTAACCACCTTCTGTACTGCTGCCATCGTGTTTGTGTCCTGTAGCTAAAGCAAACGCAGTTTGAATAGCATTGTATTCAGCATTAATGGGTGCTGCTTTTACAATTTCATTAGGTTGAATCAGTGTGTCGGACGTTCTTGTGTAACCTGCCATTTTATAACCTGTCTCCTACCCCAAAGGTAATTACTAAACCCTGAATACTGTGAGAGGGGTTTGTGTCATTTGTAACATATCTAAAAGATACAGCTTTACCTGAACCCGATATATTAGTTCTACGTACTGGTGATGGATTGCCATCATATATAGCACCACTTGTTGCATCATCTGCAGCATAAGTAGCTTCGTTGTAGTATGCAGCAGCACCTTCATTAGTTAACTGAAAGTCATTAGGGTTTAGCACATCTACATCTTCATAGTCATACACAGCAGACATAGCGATCTGGTTATCACCTTCAGAACGCAAGTAAGTAGCTACAGAGTAGAATATCTTACGTTGTTCTGGGTCTTGCATATGAAGGTACGGTGTTTGGAAAGAACTGAATATCTCTCCTCCATCAAAGTCTGTACCTCTTTCTTGTCTATGTACTTTACCTGCACTATCTCCGTGTATTACATATTCATTCTGTCCAATGTATCCACTATCAGCACAAGTAGCTGTAATACCTAACATCTGACTGTATTCAAACTGCAATCCATTAGGTGTCTGTCTAAAACCACCAATAATACCTTGAGTCTCAGATGCAGCAAAGAAGTAACGGAATTGTGTCTTTTGTCGTATTACAACTGCATTCAAACCTTCTAGGTCAATGTCAAATACTACATCAGTAAATACAGACTGAATATCTTTTGATACTGTCTCTAGGTTAACGTCACCAATCTTGTCTGTACCACTAATAGGACGTAGACCATCTTGTGATAAGAAGAGTAGGTCACCGCCTATCTCAATAACACTATCGGAAGCCATACACCCTAGATCATCTGTAACTTCTTGTAGTGCAAAGTTAGAGATATTGTTACCAACAATTTTACGGATATTGTTACTGCCAAAGACATAGAGTGAATCTCTAAAAGACTTAATAGCTACTATAGGAAAGCCTACATTAATAACACCTGCACCACTAGATGCACTGTAGTCTGTTTCATCATATGGCGCACTGAAGTATAAGTTTGTTTGCTCACTAGGATCACCTGCTAAAAACATATGATTCTGAAACACTGCAGAGTACTTAGGGTCTGTTGGTGCATCTGCATGTGTAATCTGTGTGTAAGTTGTGCCATTATAAATAGCTGCAGGGTTAATACCATCAGTAAGAAGTACTTTAGGGCTACTCCAGTTGTACTTAGTGAAGCGTACCTTTGTTACACCTGTCATTGTAGGTGAACCAGAAGTAGTTACTGCAACCCAAGCTGATGTAGCTGTATCCCAATAGTGTAAATAATTATTACCACTAGAAGGTGTACGGCAAGCTAAGATACCGTCATTAATACCGTTAGCTACACAGACACCTAAGACATTACCTGTACCTGTAACTGTACCGTAGTCGTTACTAAATCCGTTAATCTTACGATAACCACCAGTAACAGCAGGTTCGTAATTAATCAAAGCAACTGCAGAACCAGGTTGTGTCTCACCTTGTGACAACACATCACGACTAGTGTTTAGACCGCCTTGGCAGAATACTTTAAAGGATGCTAAATTTTCAGCCATTAGACAATACTACTAATAGTGTTACTAAACGATTTATTTCTTTGAACCACTGTAGATCTGATATCTAGTGGATCATCCATAAGTATACGTCTCATAGAACGAATACCGTTATCAAAGTTTTGTTGGTGAATAGCAGCACTTTGATCATTAGATCTAAACCTCATCATGTACATCATTGCACCATCAACAAGCACATGGTTAAATCTATCTGGAATTAAACAAGTATCATTAAAAAGAACAAGATCAGCTGGAAACTTCCAGTATACGTATTCTATTTCATACGAGTTGTCTGGTACAGGTGTTACACCAAACTTGCTTTCGTATGTTTGATAAATACGTTGAGGAGCAGATATACCAGAGCCTGAATCAGCTTGGTCATCAAGTCCACGATATCTTTGTGTGTATTCTTCAAAAGATATTGTAGGTAAAAAACTAGGAGTATTGCTTGTAGAATCTAATTGTTTAATATAAAAAGTATCCCAATCAACACTAGCAAAGTCAGCAGGAAAATCATAAAGTCTTGTTCCCGCAGTTAATGTTTGAGTATATGTAACTTTAAGAAAAGGCC